AATAGGTGATTGTGACCCTCCTCCGTATTCAACTTTAGGCTTAACCTCTTCAATAGGTGATTGTGACCCTCCTCCGTATTCAACTTTAGGCTTAACCTCTTCAATAGGTGATTGTGACCCTCCTCCGGATTCATCTTTAGGCTGTACATTTTCAAGATTTGTCGTTTCGAAAGCAGACGTATCTCTAGGTTTAAATTTTGCTTCTCTATTTTTAAGAAATCTAGCTTTCATCTCTTCCCCAATAGAATCTATTTCAGGTCTATCTCCAAATCCTCTTGTTTGTTTAATTTGCTGATATAACTCTTTTCCTGAAGTTATATTTTTTTTCTTATTACCTGAAGCTGCATATTTTATTATATCCGGGGCTAATACTCCAAAAGTATCTTCTATTTTTTTCTTGATTTCTCGCTCATTATCGGATTGCTCTCCAGAATCTATTTTTGGTTCTTGTGCTTTTATAAAAGAAATAGATGCCTTAACGGCATCTGATAATTCACTTTCTTGTATATTAGGAAGTTTTCCTCTTAGAGCAGCCTCATAAGCTTTTTGTTTATCTATTTTTTGTTGTGCTTCTAAGTTTTGCTTGCTAAAGGAAAATCCTTTTGATTTCTCGTTAGCTAGAATATTACCTGATTTTCCTACGTCAGTTTTTAATTTATTAATTTGTGAAGACAGACTACCTGCGTCTTTAGGGTTTCCTAGAGTACTTTGTATTCCTTGTAGATAATATTGTGGCTCTGCAAATTGAATACCTTGGTCTTTTAAAATAGGTTGTTCATGTAATAAATAAGCATTTGTGTTTGCTCTATGTACTAAATAATTAGAATTAGTGAATACAGTTTGTATAAATTCTATCAAGGAAGGTATAGCACCTGTTATTTCTTGTATTATTTGACCTCTTTTTTCCTCTTCCTTCTTAGTAGTAAGTTTATTTGCGTCTTCAATTTTTTGTATAACACTATCTATAGTTTCTATAGCTGAATCTATACTAGATAGAGCAATATCTTTTTTCCTATCCTCTTCATTTATCAATATCTTTAATCCTCTAAGATATTTATCTACGCTTTTTCTAGTTTGCGGGATTGCATTTACTTGTTTTAACTGATTTTCATAATTAGTTTCTGTTTTCTCTGTTAATTCTCTTAGTTCTTTGTGGCCATCTTCTAAGTTTTTTTTCAATTTTCCTAAATCACCTTTAGTTGATCCTAATAAATTTTTTAAATGACCTAAATTAGCTTTATTCATTTTATATATTTTAGATATTTATTTTTATTTTAATTTTCTAAAATGTCTGTTATTAGAATCAGAATCATGTTTTAGAGATTGCAGACGTTGTAATCTTTGAGCTCTTAGATTTTTTAATTTCTCATCTTCCTTTGCAGCATTATACATTCTACCCACCATTTTTAATTGTGTAGGGATGGCTAATAATGAAAAAAGGGAGGAGAGAATCCCCTCCCTAACTTCTTTCATTCTATCTTCTTGATTTTTTGGATGCTTTTTTATTTGCTTCATTTCTCTCTTCATAAGCTTCTAATAATCTATTGTAAAAGAATTTTCTAATAAATATAGGCATGTCCATCAAATCATTATATGTAAATCCTTTTCCATAATGAATTAGTTGAAAAACTTCTTCATATATGTACTGTCTATCTCTCGAGGTCAGGCCAAAAAAATCTTTCATCGAAAACCACTGGAGTGCGAAATGGCTCCCCGGTGTACCGGTCTATCACTTCTACGTTAAAATCTACATCCGGTTGGATTTTACTTAAGAAAGATCTGATAGCTCTACTGTCTGCTGCTAGTAAATCTGTGTCAATGTAGTTTCTAATGTACACTAAGTCAACATTATTATCAAGAGCTACAATCATGTGCTTTAATCTCAATGTTAATAAGCCCGGATCTTTTCCTACTTTTTCGTAAGATTTAACGATAGCATCAATTTCCTTATCTTCTTTTCCTGTTAATAACTTAACATGGACTTCTTTTTTAGATTTAGGTAAAGTTAACTTAAATAAATTGCTATTCTTAGTTACTAATACGGATTCGTCAATCGGTTTAGGTTTTAATTCACTTAAATTGATTGTTGTGTCTTGTGTATTGCCTGACGGCGTGGTAACTTGGATTACGTACTCGTCCCCATAAGCTGCAATCCTAGATGCAATCATAATGGCATTCTTGTCTCCGACTAATAAATCATCCCAATCAATCTCTGATACAAGCAAGTTGCGGAACATTCTTTCAATAGCCGTTCCTTGCATGATATAATTTTGGTTGGTTAGAATATCCTCGTCTTTAGCTGTCATGTATCTTAACTCTACTTGACCCGAGGATAGAGGGTTTTCTTTAGGGTAAAAAAGACCTCTAGATGGTAAATCTACTAATAATGTAGTCTGATTTAGTCCTTGAGGGACAGTTGGAATAACCGGAATAGGAATTTCCATACCGTCTTCACTAGGACTTTGATTAAATGTAACTTCTCTGTCTGGTTTCATAATATTTATGTTTGTTTAATTTTATGCTAATCCTTGTCCTCTTAATGACGCAGGTATTATACTTTCGGGTTTTATTTTATTAAAAATAGAATCTCCGTTATATGGAAGAACCTTTCGTTCGTTAGCGTCTTTTATTAACGCATAATCATACATAATTGTTATAGAGCAAGTAGATAAAGAATCGTCAGATAAATCTAAATCTCCCCACTTTACCGCAGAAACATACGCACCATGTATTTCCCATCTTTCGGACTGTATATTTGTTCTAGGCATTAATGTTTCTAACACTAATGTTTTCTTGTATGTTTCTAATGCGTATTCTCTGCCTCCTATATAGTTTGAGTGCGTATTTAGTATCCACTCGTATATTAAAACAGAAGAATCGTTACTCACTTCCTCTGAGCTAGATAAAGGGTCTACAAAAGGATTATTAGCTGCTCTAGGAGAAAATCTATGTGCTGCCACAGGGTCATATAGTACTATCTCTATAGGATCCCATGTCATCTTACCTTTAAAGTTTGTCTTTGTGTTAATGTACTGTAATTCTATATTATCGTAGGTAAATCCAGGCTTAGTGGCTGATTTTACTAAATAACTAGGTATATATATTCCTTGTACGTCTAAGTAGAGGACAAATCTATTTTTTAATTTAGGTTCAAAGTAGGCAAAAGGTCTGTATTGAGTATATTCAGAAGCACCCGTAGTATCTATAGCTACTGATCTGTCTATTTTTTTCTGTCTAAATATGGGCGTAGATTTAGCCATTTCTTTTTATAATAAATATACTAAAAACTTAAAATTAATACAAAACAAGGAAAACTAGTTCCTTCCGCCACCACCTCCACCACCGCCAATCAAATTACCTAGTGCACTTATCGCACCTCCTGCAAGTGCTTGAGCGGCACCTTTTCCAATATTTATAGCTGCATCTCCTAATTGCTTTCCGAAATTAGCGCCTCCGCCATCTAATCCAGGTCCTTCAACATCAGGAAGTTTTACTTTACTACCTCTAACCATGGCATAATCATATACTATTGTTCCTTCCATCAATACTAAATCATCACTAGACATGTCAAATTCTCCCCATTTAATAGAATCAAAAAATGCTCCTACTAATACGAAAGAATCCATGACATCTCCATGAGGTGATAATGATCTTAAATATAATGTTCTTTTATATTCATGTATAAAACCATCTTCTCCCGGAGTTAAAAGATTAAAAGATGTTCCCGTTGTGCCGGAATTGTGATGATAGTTATTAATGTAATCATGTAACATTTTGGCACCATTATCTTCAATTGGATCATAAAAACGTATTGTTATGGGCTGCCATCTTGATTTTCCTTTAACGTGAAATTCTGTATTTATGTAATCTACTGTGATATGATTATTCTCTAAAGTAGGTCTTTCTGCTGATTTTATGGCATACGTAGGAAAAAAAGGACCAAAAGGATCTGCCTGCATATATAACTCAAAGCGCATTTGCTGCTTTGGATTAAAATACTTAAAAGGTTTGTGTGTAAATGCCATGTGTATTTTATAAGCACAGAGGTGCATTTATGCACCTCTGTGGTTTATTAATAATTACCCTGCGTTAGGTCTTGTTACAGGTACCGATGCGTCTACGTCACGAACCAGCACATTTGCATTCTGTACAGCTGGCATGGTTGCGTAATCATAAGTTATAGTTAAATCCAACATGTTTAAATCATCCGAAGATAAATCCATGTTGCCCCACTTAGCATCTGCAATAAAAGCTCCGTATAATAGGAACTGATCTACAGCATCTCCATGAGGACTAACCGCTTCAAATCTTAATGTTCTCTTATATTCCCAGATATATCCATCTTCTCCCGGGGTTACTAATCCTGTGCCAGGTTGGAGTAATCCGGAGTTATGGTGAAGTTTACTAATCCAGTCGTGCAGAAGTCTAGCACCGTTTACTTCAATTGGGTCATATAATGTTACAGAGATATCTTGCCACCTAGATTTACCTTTAACCTTAAATTCTGTATTGATATAATCTACAGTTACTGGATTTTGATCTAGCGAGGGTCTATCCGCTGTTTTAACCATATAAGTAGGGATGTCCATTCCTCTATCATTGATATAGAGGACGTATCTCATCTGCTGCTTAGGGTTAAAATATTTAAATGGGGAGTTTATAAATGCCATTTTAGTCTATTTTTTTTGTTTATTCTGTATCACCAGGGAAAGAAGCTCCTGTAGGTAACACAAAGAAATCTAAGATTATGAATTCCGCGGTTCTAGTAGGTTTTAAATAAATAGCACCTCTTAACTCATTTCTGTCAAGAACATCGGGAGTATTATTGGATTCATCCATAATTACTCTAAAATCATATAAACCTTGATTTCTTCTAACGCTTTCCAAGTAAGGTTCAACAATACTTAAGAATCTAAGTCTTGTTTCTTTTGTATTTTGTTCGAATACTAGATACCTAGAAGATGATGCAATGAATTTTTTAGCAGTGATTAATAGCCTTCTTACGTTAATCCTATCAAGTGCAGATCTTTTCTTCTGTAAAGTCTTCTGTCCCCATACAACTACACCTTCTCTTGGATAAGTAGCAATAGGATTAATATTGTAAGTATAAAGTCTATCTCTATCTCCTAAAGTTAATTTTCTCTCTGCCTGTAGAGCTACGTCAATGGCACCTCTATTTAAACCGGCTGGAGCATACCAAGGAAACTGTACGTAGTCATTGAATGCAATAACTCCTGATACTACAGTGGATGGTGGAACCCATACATTTCTTCCTAAGTCAGCGTCAGCTATTTGTACCCATGGATAGTAGTAAGCAGCATAAGAAGTATTTCTTGCTAAGGCTGCGTTTATAGCTTGTCCAATAGTATCACCGTATCTAGTTGGGTCAATCACCATGAAAATATCTCCTCTATTTTCAATCATGGCAATCGCTTTTGTTATAATTTCACCATGTTGTTCACCTACTCCGTCAATAATTCCAGGCATGAGTAACATGTTGATATCATATTCATCTGCATTGGCTAAAATGTCAATAGCATCCATATAAGCAGTTGAACCAGAAGCTCCGCCTGCTAAATCATCTAAATTGAATCCCTGGCTGTTTTGTCCACTAATTTTATCAAAGAATGATCTTGGGTGTTTTACATATCCATCGGAACCTCCGGAGAAAGTACCAGATACTTCAGCGGGCAAACTACTAGAGAATGCAGCAACTCTTATCTGTCCATTTTCATTTAAGTAGTTATAATTTTCTTTAAATACCTCTACTCGGATATATCTTGATCTGTTAGGGAAAGATCCGCTTAACTGCAAGAAAGGAATACCATCAGAATCATACCTTAATGTGTACATTTGATCTCCGATAACTCTACCGATGTAGTTAGTATCGTTAGGGTCTAAAGTTAAATCATTGTACTGCTCTACAATTACTTTTCTGTTGTGTCTGTCGTCTCCTCTTCTTATGTACAAATCAAAAGTACCTAAATCAGTGTTAACGTCTCTTACTTCCCATCTTAAATTCTCTCTGTTTCCTATGTTCAACACTCCTCCTGTAGAGTCATCATTAGGGTTTCCTATTCCATTATTAGAGGCAATAGAAGTCAGTGATGTATTTACATAATTACCCGGAGATACTACAGTGAGTTTAAAAGTTTGTTGAGCGGCTGTAAAGTAAGAGCCTGTTAATCGAGTCTTAATACCAGCAGGAGCAGCAGCATAAGCGCCTCTAGTTACTACATTTGAACTTGCGTACTGATAATTACCGGCTAGTACCCTAACTACGGTTAAATTTTCAGCATATCTCAAATATTCTTGTGCTACATAGTCTGTTAAGAACTTGTACTGTCTTTCGGATGTACCAGAACCCGAACTAAAGGCTCCACCAAAAGCTCTAAGGTATTCCTCATAAGAGGAGATTGTAGAAGGAACGAACGCGGGTCCTTTTAAAGTAGGACCTACAACCGCCGCTCCTATAGCTTGTATTTCTAAAGGTAAAAAACTAAGGTCTTTTTCTCTTGTAAATACGCCAGGACTGACTATTCTTTCTGCCATTTTTTTGTTTTTGTCAATTAAATATTATACCAAGAATTATTAATAAATTCTCATTTGTTATAAATATGTTTTAAAAATCTCAAACAATTAAAAAAATATGAAATTACGTTAATCTTTCTGACATTGCTACCTTTTTAATAGATAATGCTTTTTGAATAGATGATTTTCTCTCTACAAATGCCGGCATGAGTGTAGCTAATACTCTTAATCTTGTAGATGCTTTTACAATTCTTTCTTGTTTTGATATATTGACTGCGGAAAATGTAAAATCTTCGATGTGTGTAACAAATTGATAATCATTTCCCCACACAAAATTATTGACAGGTATAAATTGCTCTATTACTTTATTTAACTGTTCATTAAAATCTGTCCAAATGCTTAAATCATAGTACACATAGTAGTATTCAGGAATTAGAGATATGTAGACTTCTTTTTGTGGTAAATCTGTATTGCCCCTATTGTTAGATCCATACCGGGCATTATTTTGAGTGTACACATCTCTGTAATATACCCTGCTAGAAACTCTGTTGTTTACATCTAACTTAGCGAAGGCTTTATATTCTTCCATTCTTGTCCGAGATAATGTAATTACAGGACAAAGAAGTTTGTTTTTTTCGTCTCGCATAAAACCATTTGATTGAATTTGAGACCAGAGTTCTCCGCTACCATACATCACAGGAACATCAATCATTCTATCTCTATCTTGAACTTCAGGTTTGATGTTATTTCTAATGTATTGAAGTATAGAGTAATCTACATCATATATTGTAATTTCAGGAATCTTAATGTAATCATCGTCCTCTCTAGTCTGCTCTCCTCTATTTACTTGATTTCTATAGAGTTGATTATATACCGTAGGATTTATCGTAGATTTAGCCATTTTAATATTTGTTTAGTTCATCATACGCGTCATTAATTCCGGATCTATAATCAGTGGTAGTTAAGTTTGTTTTTCTACTTAAGTGTGCTTGCGCTATGACTGATATATTATAACCAAATTCAGATTCTTCTCCTAAGACATGGGGTATATATGTTTCAGGATTTCTTCCAAACCATGCATTATCAGAGAATACATTGTTTAGTTCATAAAAATCCATATCAAAGAATACATAGTCGCCGGGTTCTATAACCAAGTCTCTCTCTAATAAATCATCTCTTAGAAAGTAAAATGTAGCTTCTCTTTCAAAATCTAATCCAAAGTCAGTGTCGATAGTTTCTTTGGTACCTCTTTTTATGATACAGTTTAGTCTAGTAGCATTATAGAATACTTTACTAGGTGCTTCCCTATATATGTTCTCTCTAGTATCTTCCCTAGATAATTTATAAAGTTCAACCTCTAAGGCCATCACTTTATTCACTCTTTCTCTGTTTATACTCCTAACTAAAGAAGCATCTCTACCACTTCCAAATAGTGCCATTATCCTACGTATATTTTAAGTGGAATTACTGCTAAAAATTTTTCGTGAGCTTCGGATTCTGCCATCTTTCTTTCTAATTGAGATTGACGGCTAAATTGATCTAACTCTATCCTAAGAACATCTATTAATCTTTGTTTCTCCTCATTTACCGAATACATTAAATCTTCAGTATTTAAAACAATATCATCCTCTAGTCCGGGTAAAGTCTTGTACTTTCCTCTAACATAAGCAAGCATTTCTTTAGATAGGACAAGCGTATATTTTTTTATCCACTGTTTACCTATGTCATTGATACTAGAATAAGGTAGAGTGAAATAAGGAATAGTAGCATGGCTATTTATTTTACCTGTACCTCCTTTATTCGCATTTTTGTATTCGGAATCTAAAGTGTATTCAAACCATATTCTATATTCTCTAACCGGTGTAGGGAATATTCTTATTCTATTATTAATTATCTCGAAGCCGTATGCAGATTTTCTTATTTGGTCATTAAATTCTATCGCCTGCATCCTAAGAATATCATGGTGCATAGGCATTAATAAGAAATTAACTCCGGGGCTAAAATTACCGAATCCAAATTGGTCAAGTAAGTTTTGACTACCTAATCCTGTTCCTACAAAGGGGTCAAAGTATTTTACAATAGCCGGCGGTGCATTGTGAAACATTTTTCTTATTACGAACTTGTCTGTAGCGGGATTTCCGGACTCTAAAGAAACTCTAGTGGGGTCTAGTAAGCTATAAACTTGTTTTCCTTCTTTTACCAATATAGAGCCTGTATAAAATGTAGTTCTACCACCTACTCCAATTTCTGTGCCGTATTCCGCAGATATTTCTAATACGCCTGCTATTGAATTGGTAACTAATTCTTTTTCTAATCTAAGGGAACCTGTATTGAATCCCATTAATCCTAGTATATTGTCTTTAGCAGAATGGGCATTAACTTGATTGCTATACTCGGAGATAGACTCTTCAAAAGCGGTATAGAAGTTTATATCTTGTAATTCCACGTCGCTAAGAGGATAACCTAATCTTCTAGCGCACCATACGGCTACTTTAGGGGCATCCTTTTGAAAATTTCTATCTTTGTCAAATATTCCGAAAGGCGTAGATCCAGATACTGCGCTACCACTTCCAGGCCAAATAGGTATGTGAACTGCCATCTGCTGTTTACAATAAATAGTATTAAAAAAGTCTTTTATTTCACTTTTTAATATACTTGTCTTATAAAGGATACGAGAACATATCTAACTCCGGAAGTTACAGGTCTTGCACCATGCCTATGTGTTATCTGTCCCGGATGTATTGTTAACTCACCTACTTCTCCTTTAACTAATTTCTTTTGTTTTGAAAACCATGTACCTCCTCCCTCGTATTCATCATTCAAAGTAAGTACGGTAGAGAATGCAGAATCATCATGGTGTAGGGATAAGTGCCCTTGATTTTCCGGTGTGTATTTTATAATAAAGTTTTCGGAGCTAAATTTCTTCCATTTATCTCCAGTAAGTACAAAATTAGATTTTACGAGAGGATATATGTAAGTATTTAAAAACATGTCATAAGCATCATGTAATTGAAATTCATTGATAAGCATGTCATGAGTTGGATAATAATAATGTCTATCTTTTGTCCATTTTCCACATTCTTCTGCTAATCTTATAACTTCATTGCAAAATTCTTTTTTAAATGCATGTAAATGTAAGACATCAGGTATAGGTTCATCTACAATTAAATCATATTCTTTATTCTTTAATGCAGGATTGATATACATGGATGACCATTTATCTACATCTTTTGTTAGATAGATGTTAGATGCAAATGAGTTACTTGATGTTTTACTTGTTTTTGCATTACTTGTTTGACTTACTATAGATTCTTTTAAACTATATGCAGTAATGTCTTTCCATATAAATGCTAAATCTAATCTTTCATTGTTGTTTGAGTATGTTGATGCTATGAAGTCATCTACTGGTAAGATGTATTTTTCAAAGTTCTGTTCTATTATTCTTTCTATGCCTACTTTTGATAACATGTAGGCATGAGATAACCATGAGTATCCTGGATGTATATATAATTCATTTTGTATGTCTATGTCCCCGCCGATTTTTTGTCTTCCTAAATATAATAGTCCCCAATCGTATAATGCTATTTCTTTCGCGGGGAACTCTCCATTTACTTTAAAATCATCCTCTAAAATTAAAATAGAATCATAATTTTTCTTTTTAGCATCTTTCCATACAGATAAATGAGATAAAGCACATCCAATCTCTCCAGGCAATATATCTCGGTTATAATATGAATTACTATGATTATCTATTTTCCAACTATTGTATAAAGACCAATCAAAATCTACTTTAACATTTCTACCATCTATAGCTTTAAATAAATGAAACTCACCCGGTATGATACCTAGTTTATTAAATTCGGCGGTGTATCTATTAATAGCTTCATCAGATACATCAAAAGTAATCACATAGACAGCATCTATCTTTAATCTATTTTCCATGACATTAATATTTATAAATTCTTTAGCAATCATTTTAGGATTAAAAGCATCATATACATTTAAATTTGATGTAGATGAATTAGTAAGCATTTTAAAATTATCATTAGACAATACACATGATAACCATGAATCAAAATCAATATAATTAAATACAGTTTCTTTTAATCCTGCTCTTAATCTTGTTATAGGAATCAATCCTAACATTTGCATTTCAACAGCAGATACACAAAATGTCTCATCATAATTAGAAGGATATAACCAATACTTTTTATTACTCGCAAAAGTCATTAAAGCATCTTTACTCATAGATCCATGATAGTACACATTTTTATACGTGCTTTTAACATAAGAAAAATGCTTCTCATAGAATTTTTCTCCGTATTTTGGCGTTACTATGTATAAAGATGATTGAGGTCTATGATATAAAATCTGTCTCCAATGTATCAATATTTCTCTTAATCCTCTTTCTGCATGAGATATATAAATGTAAGAATCATCAATAATTAATTTATCTGACTTTTCTATATGTTTTACTGCATTGTATAACATGATAGAAGGAACATTCGGAAAATGTTTATCAAATTCTCCCTTATGGTACTTAGATACACAAATAACACTTTCAAATTTAAGATGATTAAATACTTTATCCTGTAAATTATCAATCTCCTCCCCCTTATAGAAATTGTAGAAGAAAGGGTCTGTGTTGTGTATCCAAAAATAAGATTTATCGTAACTATTCTCTGATATTAAATCTATGTAATGAGTGTAATTTAGAGCAATTAGGATATCAGACCCTACATTATAATCCTTCGTGTAAATAACGCCATTTAAAGCGTTCTCCTGCACTATCTCTCCCGTGATATATACTTCGTGACCTAAGGATGCAAAAGCCTCTGCAAGATGACGTAAGGCCCATTCAGTGCCAGCGAAGTTATCTCCGCTGGCATGAAATTGAGAGTAGTATCCAACATAAAACTTAATTATCATAAATTACAGTGAGTTGGGGTATAAATACTTGAATATATCGTCTAATGCTTCGTGTCTGTGATTAGTGGAAAGCCTTACGCAATTAACATATTTACTCTGGTCAACTATAGGTACTAGCTTAATTGCAGATTGCTCTTTATTTCTTAAGTCTATCTGATTCTCATCCCCTGTAAATATCATAATCGTATTTTTACCAAGTCGGCTTATACACATAGAAAGCTGTTCTTTTGTCAAGTTCTGGAATTCATCTATAATACAAATAGCGTCGTCAAAAGTTCTACCTCTAAAGTGAGCTAAAGAAACGAGTTCAACAGATTTGTCACTATATAATCTTTCTACAGCTGATTGCTTTGCGTATGCTTTAGATATGTTGTCTTTTATAGGAACTATCCAAGGTTCTAATTTTTCCTCAAATGTTCCGGGTAAAAATCCCATTTCTTCGGTAGCAACCATCGGTCTAGTAATGACTATCTTATTTATTTCTCTTCTAAAAAACTTGTCGAGAGCTATCTGAGTTGCGAGTAATGTTTTGCCACTCCCGGGTTTACCTAAGACAAAATTAACAGGGTGTAATAATATTTTGTCTTTCGCTTCTTTTTGGTCGTTTGATAATTGGATATCAAATTTTACCGGATTCTTCGGCAACCTCTTTTCTGTGTTTTCCGCCATGTAGTTTTTATAATAAATACGTTTTACAATTTAGTATTTGCTAATATAGTTGCCATCTTTTTTTACAGCAGGAGATCTTTTTAATTTAATATAAGGATCGTCAATAGTTTTATGAATGTACAGGTAATTAATATTAGATAAAAATTTTTCAATCAATGTTTTTTCATTTGACAATGCAGTTAATTTTTGATTTATGTAAGCCTCCTTATCCGGATTTTCTAGTAATGCTTTTCCTAAATCATTAATTTTCTCATCAATCTTTTTTAAATCTTTAATTTTTCTGTTTACGTTTGTCATGATTTTTATTTTTTAAAACAAAGTAGATATAGATTAAGTTCAGTCTAAATAAAAAAGGCGGGGCTTTTTAGAAGCCCCGCCTGTATATCAATAAATTATGAACACTTTAATATTATAGAGAATCTAATCCGTGAACATAAATCTTTCCGTAGTATTCAGGACGAACCATTTTCTTGGCATACCTCGTCATGATACCTTTTCTTGGAGTGAAGTTTTCCGGATCATATACTAGAGGAGTCATAATTAACGGAATATATGGTGCGTAAACAGCTCCTGTTTCTAGGAATTGAGCGCCTCTATAGCCCATTAACAATAAGTTCTCGGTCATATATGGATTCTTGTATACAGTAAATCTGCTATTTAACAAACCTACTTTCTGTACACCCATTGCAAATTTAGCTTGATCACCATTAGTGTCAGCTGCGTATCCTGGGATTGATTCAAGGATAGTAGCAATCGTTGGAGATGTAACAATAAAGTTAGCACCACCTCTCATTGTTAATCGGTGAATTTCATTGGATACTTTCTGCATTTTAGTTCCGATTGTTTGGAACCAAGTGCCTTGATTGTAGAATTGACCAGTTGTGGCTGCATTTGTGAAATTAGTTGAACCAGGATCATATTGGAATCCAATCCTTGCTGACCATCTCTCTACTGTTTGAGCTTCTGAAACTAACATGTCTAAAATCTCCAAATCAATTTCCTGAGAAATATATTCTGAAAGCATAGAAGTTAATTCAGCCTCTGCGTCAATAGAGTGATATGCGTTAAGATCCTGCGCGAATTCTGGTGTCCATTTAGCTTTTAACTTACGTGTTTTAGACGTAATGGCCTCAGAGCGCATTTCCAAATTGATTTCTGGAATTGGTAAATCCTCTTTATTACCTCCCGCTTGAGTTTTACCCTCTTCGAAGTCACCTCTAGTAAGGTCGGTAGGTTGTTTGTGATAATTTACTTTTACATTAGACATTGTGGTAGAACCAGAAACAATGAATACGATTCTATTGTTAGTCAAGTCATAAGACGTAAACTGTTGGAATGTATCGTTAATGTTAGTTCCTGTTACTGTAAATGCTCTAACTCCTAGTGGATCAAATCCTGAAACAGAGTCAGTAGATACAAATACTTTACGTAACTTTGTATTGCTCTTGTATGATGCAGAGAAGTTAGTATCGTAGTTAATATCAGAAGTCATGTTAACAGATCCTGTAAAGAACTTAGTGGTATTAATTCTATTTATACTACCTGTGAAAGACAGAGTAGAACTTGAATAGTCATTAATAGAATAGCTAAATCTTCCAGCACCGTAAAGACCTTGAGTACCTGCTGTACCTCCCTTATCTGAATCAGTAATACCAAATAGAGAGTCTTTCTGAGAATTTTTACCTTGATTGGCAAAGAATCCTGGTTGTGATGTACCGTATTTGAAATCTAAGAAGAATACTAGACCTGAAGGTAAGTTCATCGGCTGGATGCTAACAAAATCTTTAGCCGCAATAGAAGAGAAAATTCTTCGTACTAAAGGTAATGCTACACCTGCCCATTCTTCTGAATTAGAAGCAGTGCCAGTTCTGTTAGCTTCTGTTACGATTTGACGAGCTTGATTTTCCAAAAGTACTGCTAAGTGCGGTTTCTCTCTTTTTTCATCCAAGCCCTCAAGTAAACCAGTGGGTTCCCACTTGGTTATGTATTTCATCGCCTCCGCTTTTTGTGTCCTGTTATAGTCATGCGGAAGCATGTGGTCTAAATTTCCCATATTTTTACTTAATTATACCTGCAAGCTCTTGTAATCTTGCACGTAGATTGTTTGATTCGTTTACAATATTTGATTTAGTGGCAGCAGAAGGAGCTGTACTGTTAGTTGGTTTTGAAGCAAAAGATTCGGTAATATTTTTAGATTTTTTACCTTTGTTTGCATCTACACCTTCATGTACTTTAGCATAAGTCGAATATAATAATTTAGCCTCTCTGATTGTGACTACACGCTCAAAGTTTTCTAAAATATCTTTCTTCTGATTTTCTGATAAAGCGTAGTTACGGAAAAGTTTAGAAGTGTAAAGTAATTTAGAATTTAACAGATTAACTTCTTGAAGCATTCCTTTAAGTTGATTTACAACTTCATAAGCTTCTTTTAATTCGTTTTGCATCCGTTTCATGTCTTTATTTTCTTCCTCTTCGCCATCTTCTTCTTCTCCTTCTCCAATAGCTTGTGAAAACATAGACTCTAAAGCACCCACGACTTCTTTACGAGTAAAATACTTAGGACCTTGAGGGTCTTCTGTGTCGCTGTCGTAATTGTCCATTTTGTTGTCCCCAGTTCCAATGTTAGAAGATTTTAACTCTTCCTCTAATTCAGCTAAGATTTCTTCTATAGAAGCAGATTCATTTTCTTGCTCTTTATCATCTTCTTCGCCGTCATAAGCCTCTTCTACTTCGTCTTCTTCTTCGGCTTCCTGCATCTTAGATTTTGTATCACCGTGGCCTTTCTTCTTTTGAAGCCAAGGTGGTTGTTCTCCTTCTTCCATTTTTTTATCTTTTTCTTCTTCTTCTTCTTTACTTTCAAGAAGTGGAGATACTTTGTAGAAGATTGACTCTTCTAAAGTTGCTTTTGCATTTTGCATTGCCGTATCTTTTATGGCTTTTGCATCTGCAATTGCGGATTTTAATAAATCGTTCATGTTACTATTTTGATTGTAAGACTATTATAAATCTTAAATATATTTTCTAATCGTTTAATCTTATATTAAACAAGATATTGTTATCAATAAATATTATTGTTTTTTACTAAAATGCTATTTTTTATGTAAAACGTCTATTTTTATTTCTTATTAAAGCAAAAAACCGTTTTTTATGGAAAATAAGAGTACAATAATTCTCTGTCAGCGTATCCTAAAACTTGTTTTCCATTTTCATGATTTCTCTTTATTTCTTTTAGTTTTTTTACGTATGATCTTAATTGAGGGCCGGAAGAAGATGATATAAGTATGCTTAATGTTTCAACCATAGATGTATAAATTTCGGCTCTTCTACCTTTTCCATATATTCTCTTAGTGTCAAAAGAAGCTATAACAGATATTGATGACATCCACTTATCTCCTGCACTATTATAGGAAGGTCTTTTGTAGTTAAAAACATCTCCTGTAAATTCTATACTTTTTATATTAGATACATATAGGAATCTCCATCCCGGTCTATCCTCGGGATTATTTGTGTCACCTTTTTTTAACCAGGCTCTTATAGCCAATCCTTTTGCAGGACTTTTTTTAGACTGTCCTAAAGCTACGGGTTCTATTAATCTTACTCCTGTAGCTAATTCTTCGGATTTACTATCGCTTACATATTTTATTTTTATTAACAACTTATTTACAATAGCTATTTTTAAATCTTTCACCATATTACCTGTGGGGGTAAATATAATTTTAGCGTTTGCCTTAGCTTTTTTTTGTATTTGTATTGCCTCGTTTATTGTAGTTTCTTCGTCCGCCTCTTCTTCTTTTTTTAAAACATCAGCAACTCCCCTATATTCAGAAACTCCTGCGGGAGCACTTGCTAATGCGTCCCCTAATTCATAATCTATAAAACTACTTTTGTCTCCTTTATCTACTTGTGTTTTAAATCCAGGACCTGATTCAGAACTCTTTATATATTGCTCTCTTGTATTTGATACTAAATCGACAAAAGAGCTTTCGTTTAGTACCTTATCTATATCGTACTTATAAAGAAGTAAATAACTTCTTATTGTTATACTGTTTCTTTCTCCTACTTTTATTAATCTAGCTATAAAAGTATCTCTATTCACACCTCCGGGGGCAGACTTTTTCCTGAATAATTTTCTAGTTTCTAAATCAGATACTATTATGATTTTACTATTTTTTATAATAGAATCAGCATTTTTATAGAAATTTTCTAAACTTGTAACTATTTTAACGCTTTTTTTTGAATCTACCCCTCTTTTGTTTTTTATAGAAGATTTAAATTCTTTTTCTATTATTTCTGTTTCCTTTTTCAATAATCCTTTTAGTCTATCCTCCATCTGTACTCGTACATACCCAGGAGACCTTTCTTTATTACCCATGGATTTAAATCTTTCATTCAATTCTTTAGTGAAAGTAAAATCCGGAGATAAAAATATAATAGATGCCATTACAGTATTTTTGACATATTTAGGATTTCGTCAGCTAGTGTATCAACATTTACAAAATAACTTTTAGATTCTTTCATTACTACAGGCGACATGAATGCTCCCTGTGTAGATGGATTAGATACGAAGTCAAAAGCAACCATTTCATAATCTTCTCCAACTTCATAGTAAGGTGCGCCATTTCTAAGTCCAGCTTCCCTTAAAGTTCCAACTCCTCGAGAACTTATTCCTGCCGTGTGTCCCTTATCAAAATATTGTTTTAGTAAATTACCCTTTGGTGTCCAGTCTAAAATTTCAGCAATACCATATATGTCATCTCCGTCCCACCAAATTTCTCTAATTATGTGAGATGCCTCAGATAGCCAGGTATCAGCTCTTTCCGGATGATCTAATTCTCCGTAAGCTATACCTTCTTTTATTTTATCCTGATATTTTTTAACTTGCTCATCCATCAATTTTCGAGGGTACATCCTTTTATTGTGGTTTATGGAATCTGCTCTTTGTAATATCCCTTTAACTAATAATCCGCCGTTTTTACCTTTGGATTCTTTTAATACGCAGCTAACGGGATTAAAAGTTGATATGGAGTCTATTAGGAGTACTCTATTTTGTGCCATTATTTATATTTTTTAAGAATTCGTCTATGAAATTTATTACGGATTCTTGTTTTAAAAATGGAGTGGATTTTTGTTTTTCTTTATCCCTCTCTATTTTATTGAAAGTTGTTTTCTTTATGAACTTGTAAGGTTTTTCCTTTGTCTCAGGTTTTCTTCTTTTGAATACTAGAGGAGTTCTTGGAGGGCCTTCACCACCATCCAGATTACTTGTTACATTCATTTCAGTTTTAACTCCATCCTCGTCGTCAATAGGTAAGTATTTGGAAGAAGATTCGGCGGGGCCACCCACTTTAAAACTTTTATTTAAAGACTCAAATAGGTATTTCATGAATGCTTCTTTATTATTTTTTATATTTTTCACTTTGATATAACATTTACAAACTCATAATATTTCATAATAACATGTATATGATTTTCTGTAATATATTTTGCATTATTAACTTGATCTAAAACATCAATCATTTCATTTAATTTATTTGCTGATGCTACATTTTCAACATTAGGAATAATGCTATTAATGGATTCTTTCAATCTACTTGTTTCAGATGTAATAAATGTTTTAAATTCATCCGATGACGTCTCCATGTTTATATAATTGCCTAATAATGTTTTTTGCTCACTTAATAGACCATTGTATTTATCATTATACTTTTCAATCATTATCTCAAATGCTGACAATCTAATATCTTCTGATTCTGTTAAGTATTCAGATGACATGGTATTAGATGATTCTACATTGCATATACATTCTATTAGATTTTGTTTATTTGAAACCATTACTGGAGGATTATCCGATTGATTGTATTCGAATAATGTATAGATGCTAGCATAGTTTTGATAGTTCTCTACTTTTATGTCAAAGAAAGAATCCCCGCCGAAATATGATGTAATGTCTTTGTATAATCTATATTTCTCCTTATTCAATTTTTCGAGGTCTAAGGAGTTTCTAGCTTCTTTTATGGATTCAATTAATTCATTAGCGAGGTTAGGACTTTTTACTTTCTCTTTAGTTAACATTTGGTAGAACGTCAACTCCTGTCTAATCTGTGAATTGTTTGAAAAGTGTTTTTTTATAATTGAGGATATTTCATTTATCCCTTCTCCTTGTAATACATTGCTAGTCATTTTTTTCACTAGCATTTCAAAAATCAATCCCGTATTCCGGTGCTTTTTGTGTTTTATTTTCTTCATTTTTTATAGTTGTGAATTTCTTATTAAAAGAAATTATTTTAAATAAATATTGTAATGTTTATCTAAATCACTCTAAATCTAACAAGTTATTTTCACTTAGCAAATCTGTGCCTGCCACTTTTTCGTTTTCTTTAAATGATTTTTCGATAATTAGATTCTTGTTTCCTATAGCACTATCAAATTGCCTCTTAAGAGAATTTACTAGTTTTGACTCTAAATTTACCGGATTCTCTCTTTTTCTAGCTTTTAAAGGGTCTCTTTCTCCTTCTAAGTTAGATTTCATATCCCGGTCTCCCATAGAATCTCTACCATTAACTGTGTCATCTTTTGTGCCGAATGTACCAATTCTCTTAGGTCTTCCTCGATTATCCTCCTTGTCTGCAAATTCTAACTCTTCTCCATCGTCAAATGACATTGCATCTACTTCATTTCCTTTAGAAGCTAACTTTAATGACATCATATCATGTGGAGTACCAAAACTTTGTCCTGATAGTTTGGGATCATTGCCCTCCGTTTCTATTTGAGAGTGTCTAAAGGTAGTCATCAAATCCTCAATAATCAATTCTTCCTCTGTTAATCTTTCTGATTCTGATAATTTAAATAAGTTTTCATGTATATATTTCCTAGAGAATAATTTAGAATCTTGCATAACTAAAGCTAAATTCATTTTCTCTGTCAATATTTCTACCTTCTGTCTTTCATAAACTAAAGATGGATTATTTAGAGAAAGAGAAAAATCAATCAATTCCTCATTTTTATATCCTTGAGTGTATAAGTGAATGATAGCAATCTTATTTAACTCCGATACAATTATTTTCTGAATCCTTTCGATAGTTCTAGCAAATCTAACGTCCTCGGCAGCAATCATAGACTTACCTTCCGTGTCTTTATCATACCCTAAAAATGGCTTAGGGATTTTTAAGGCAGCCATCATTCTATTTCTGACGTATTCAATATCATCCATGAAACCTTGATTGCCTAAACCCGGTAATGTTGTTATTTCACTACTCGCATCTTTTCCTCTAACCGGTAGGTAATAATCCTCTAACATGTTCTGAAGATTAAATTTTAGGTTATAATCTCCTGTTTTTTCATCGACATAAGGGGTTTTCTTCATTGCCGATATAATAGTAGACATGTAGTTATCTACTTCATTAGGCGGAATACTTCCTACATTTATCTTGAAAATTCTTCTTTCCGGGGCTCTCATGATTCTATGAATTAACATAGCGTCCTCCATCAAAGTAAGCATTTTAAAAATCTTTCTTGCAGGTTCTATTTGACTTCTACCGTAAGGTAAAAAATTACTATCAGATAATAATCTAAAATGGGCTATTTCATGATAATCTAATTCTTTATTTTTTCTTTCATCATTTCTATATACAATCGGACTCATTTGAGTAGTGTGTAATCCTTCGTATATAAATTTAACTTCATAAGGATTTTCTGGGTTTGTTCCTTCCATCCTTCTAACTTCGTAGGCTGATAAAGGAACAACGTTTTTTATACCAAGACCTTCTTCGATATCTAAATACAAATAGAAATCTCCATATTTACATAGAGATCTTGTCCAACTCCATAAGTTGTAATCTATATTTAAAATGTCGTAAAATAAATTATAGAGTATTTTTTTAATATTCTCATTTGGAGTACTAATATTTAACAAATCTCCCTCTACAGACATTACCGTACTTTCGTCTGCATAAATATCCAATGCAGACGCTATGATTGGATCTGTGTCCATGGCTTCATAGTCTGTAAATATCTGTAACTTTGAAGAGTGGAAATTTATGGTGTTGTTGTTAGGAGAATACCCGTATTGCCTAGATGTATGTAAACCAGAGAATCTGTCAGCGTATCCGACTTTATCTTTAGTACCTGCGCCTTGTAGCCTAGAGGTATCAATAACTTTAATCCTGTCTTTTCCGATTCTTCTAACAATAACTTGTGTAGAAAATAATCTTTTTAGTTTTGCCTGTATTGAATTATCCATGTTTTTATTTTATAAGCCAAGTTAAGCTCTCTGATTCATTGCTTCTAGTTTTCATAGACCAAGAGTCATGTACTTTATTTGAGTTACTTGGAGTGTATATCGTTTTTGTTGTATTATTTAGCAAAGACCTAGAGAAACTTAAGCCCAAAGTTTTCATTTTCAAGGAAGTGTCTCTAACCCAAAGTCCAATAGCGAAAGACATAACTAAGTCGTCGTTATATCCATCTCTAGCTTCTGCTTTGTGGTCTTTCCAAACAAAAGTAAACAATTCCTGTATCAATCTCTTACTATATACTATTGGAGATTTTTCTCTATAATATGTCTCTAATTTAGAAATCATTACGGGTCTTGTTTTTGTAGAAGTAGTAAATCCCGGAACCATGTTATCCTTAAGTAAATAGTCTTGATTTATGTTAACATGTACATCAGGGTCTACAAAAGGATCGTTTCTGAAAGTATAATACAGATTTTGATATCCTAAATCTATAATAGTTTGCAGAACTGCCCAGCCAACATACGCATTCTCAATGGCAAGTAAAGCTCCGTTGTATTCAGAAGCTATACTCATTAATAAATGTCCAAATTCGGTGGTGCCAATCATACTCTTAAATTCTGCAACTTGTTCTAATGTTTCTATATTTAAAACATGAAAAGCAGAAAAGTCAGAAGAATCTCCCCTAGATACATCTGCACATACAACATAAGTACAATCACTTTCAGGATACTTCCAGACCCATAAATCTCCAGTCTCACCTCTTTTTTCTATTGGATCTTTTACGTAATTATTCTCATACCATACTAAAATACTACCATCTACCACAGTATGTCCAGATGTCAAGAAGTCACCATCACATTCCTGGGCTGCTGCTTTTTCTCCTAGTAATATGTCTTGTTCCTTTCGCCACTTCCAATCTCTTTCCGGGTGGACAGTCCATGGTAAAAATATAGAAGTAAAATCTCCCCCATTTAAAGATTCTTGCCAAACTCTATGAAATAAATTACCTACTCCATTAGGTGTGGATAGTAATATACAACTACCTCCCGTCGCTAATGTAGATTGTGCAGCTGTCCAAATTTCTTCCGAATTAGAAATGTGAGCTGCCTCATCTATAACTAGTAAAGACAATGCTTCAGATCTTGCAGAATCAGGACTTGATGATACTGCTTTAACACTAGATCCATTATTTTTAAATCTAAGCATCATTTTATTGTCCTCCAATGTCTCTTGTTTTAGCCATGAAGGTAAAAAATCATGCATCAATCTAATCTTATGGACTAAATTTTTTGCTACATCTTGTTTGGTTGCAATAATAAGAACTTTATACCCGCTGTTAAATATCATACTATGCAAAATGAATGCAGCTGATAAAGTTGATATTCCTAACTGCCTTCCTTTGTTTATGATAATATACCTTTCATTATGCATCTTTTCTAATGTGGTCTCTTGGAATGGATAAAGACCAAATAATATACGTCCTTTTGTAGGATGCTCTATTTTGCAGTATTTTTTAGTGAAATAAGTTGAATCTTTTGCACATTTTTTATACTCCTGAGCTATTGCTAGTTTTACTTTATTTGTTGACATCTATATTTAAATCTTCTTCTTTTATATTATATGTTCCCATGATATCATCTCTTAAATTACTAAAATCAGATCTAATCTTATCTAAAAATGATTCTTTATTTTCAATTGACCATTTTTCAATAGATCCGTCTGCATGAGAATATCCCATGTTATCAAATGATCTTAATAAAATTTCTACTTCTTTAGATGCCTCTTTTAAAAATGATACCGCATTCTCTTTCTTTTTATCATGAACATAAGTATCAAATTTTCCATTTAGCTTCAAGTCTGCTTCATATTTTATTGTACATTCTAAACATCTTCCTGTCTTTTTTCCCAATTTATAATCTGCTTGACCGAAAAGTTTGCCGTCACATGTATCTAAACAATTAGGAAATTTACTTATGCTATCTAATTCTTTTAGTATTTCTCTAACTCCCTTAGATCTTTTTACTTTATACCCATCTCTTTGTTCCCATTCGGTTACATGACCCATAGGTGAAACATCTTCCCATATATCTCCTACTTTTCTTATTTCGGAATCTTCCTTCTTTCTATATCCTATAGTTGTTCTGTTCTGGGTTTTGTGTTCTCCTATTAGAAGTTTTTTTACCGCTTCTACATTTCTTAATTTACTCATAGTTTTCTCCTTTTTCTAATTTTGTAACTCTTTTAGTTAAATCCTTTATTAAATCATATAATTCCTGTATAGCTTTTAGATTATAAACCGAAAGTTTATCATAGTTAACAGCTAGAACTCCTTTTTGTCCTTCTATCTTAAACTCTTTTAATAAACCTGTTTTAAGTCCGTCGGTTATATCTTGAGCTATAATACCTACTTCTTTACCCTCTAAGTTAGATGGAATCCTATGAGATGAAGATGTTTTATTTACTTCTAAAATAACACCTTTCATTTCATCTGTATTCCAATTATAATTAACAGGTTTTATCGTATATAGTTGCTCTAATACAGAATCTATTTCCTCTATATCTTTTTTTAGTCTCCTATCTGAGAATGCTGGAAATGGACCTCCTGATGAGCTTCCTTTTTGCCCTTTCTCTCCTTTGAATCCGGTTGGACCAGTTGGACCGGGAGGGCCCGGAGGGCCGGGGTCTCCTGGCAATCCTTGTTCTCCTGCTCCCGTAGGACCTATTGAACCTTGCGGACCGGGTCCGCCGGAAGGGCCGGGAGGGCCGGGTCCACCGGGAGGGCCAGTAGGGCCAGGGGTACCTGAACCGGTTGGACCGGTAAATCCTTGAGGACCAGTAGGGCCAGGTCCTCCGGGAGTACCTGTGCCAGTAGGGCCGGTAAATCCTTGAGGTCCGGGTCCACCACTAGGTCCAGTAAATCCTTGAGGTCCGGGTCCACCACTAGGTCCAGTAAATCCTTGAGGTCCGGGTCCACCACTAGGTCCA